ATATTATTAACTTCATCTACTATGACTATAGCATTATCAATTGTATTACCACGAATAAACGATGTACTTATGAATTCAATCTCTTTGTTATGCTTCAATATATTATAGGCATCGCCACGATTATATAACTCAGAACAAATAGAAATATATGGTTGTTCATACATAGCTATCTTTTCACTCTCTTTACCTGGAAGATAACCAATATCTCTGGTAGGTACAGCACTTCGTACTATGTATACTTTATGATATTGTGCTAAATCTTCTTTATCAGATAGAGCTAAATATAATGAGATAAAAGATTTGCCTGTACCGGCGGAACCGTGAAGCATTAAATGATAACCATCATACCAATCATCAAAGGCTAATTTTTGATTTTCCGTTCTTGGTTGAATAGTTGAGAGTGAAAGTCCATTAGAAATATTATATACGTTGCGTTTATTCTTTTTGGTTTTAGGCAATGTGTATTACCCTTTCTAGAATGTGTTGATATTGCTTCGCGGGCTCCCTTTTTTAATCCTTTTCAACACATCACGAAACCCATCATCTGGCTTATTAGATCCAGACATGGCTGATGTGACTATATTTACTTTTTTGATGATTGTTTCGAGGTGAGGATTAGCCAACAGGAAGTCTTCCCGCTCAGAGAGACTCATAAAATGTTCGGTTTCTTCACCAGTGTTTTTGTCTACGAATGTATATGTTGGCATGTATTATTTATATCCACCTTCATCCCAGTCCAATAAATCATCAATATTTTTTGACCTTAAAGCATTAGCAATACGCTTTTCAGCCTTACGCTTTCTATATTGATCATGATCACCATAATTGTAATCATCATCATCATAATCATCGTCATAATAGCGCTTCTTATATTTCTTTGTCTTAGACATTAGAAAATCCCCGGCCAGGCTTCTTGTACCATTTTGGCTGTTAACCCAGTCCATGGTAGCTTCTTTTCCTTTACCGCCAAAAGAAGTTTAGCATCTTCTGGATCAATAGATTCCAACAACTCAATGAAGTGTCGTTCCCTAGACAATGCTTTTAGATTAGGGTTACCACCTTCTACAAACAAATACAATTTACGCGCTTCGGCATAGAGTCTATTATGTGTTTCATCAAAAAACTCACTTGGTTTATACGGCGGACTACCAGGGGGTAAAGCAAACTTTATGTTTGGATCAAATGTATATTTCAATACATTCTTCAATGCTGCATTATCTCCATGTGATCTCAAAGCTGCAATCTTATCCTTACGCTTAGGTAGTTCTGTAATTTCCTTGATAATTTCGTTGATTTGTTTTTGCATTAAAAGTCCCTAATATGTTCGTTCAATTGTTTAAGTTTGTGTTTGAAGAAATAGTTAAAGATCTGGTCTCTGCCCTTTCCTTTTTGTTCTTCGTATTGTGAAATGATTTGTTCTCTAATTTCAGTTGGAATACTCTCAAATAGATCAATCATTTCTTTGTTACGATGATATCCTCTCAATTCGTTTTCTGTCATTACATCTTTTGGTAATGCATTAAACATGAGTTGGTCAATGATAGGCTCAATCTTTTTCTTAGTGACAGGCTTTTGTCTAGCGCCAGGTGTAATGATAATATCATCTGCTGATAAGAAATTAGGTACACCATCACCTGCATCGCCCCTAAGTGTATGTTCAATTCGATACCGTTTAGGGTCTTTATGTGTAACCTTTTTCTTGAGTACAGGATTATACTGACTTACGTTTGGATAAGCCTGCAATTGAATAAAATCTTTATCGCCTGAAAGAATGAGAATTTGCTCCTTATCATGGTATTCATGGCATAGTGAAGCAATGATATCATCGGCTTCGGCATGAGATACTCTGATTACTCGATAAGGGAAGAAGTCTCTCAATTCATCCCTAATCTTATTTAGGGCCGTAAAGATAGCATTCCAATCCAACTCAGACTTTTCACGGTTTGCTTTACGTGCTGCCTTATAATAAGGGAACTTATCTCGGCGCCAATAGTTTTTATCATCACAAGCAATAACCATTTCACCATAGTCTGCCCTAAATTTGACATTATTATGACGAATGGAATTCAAGACCATGTGTCGTAACAACTCTTCTTTAATTTCTGTATTGGTGTGTGTACCAATAGAAACCATAAGATTAGCAATCATGACTTGATTTAGATCAACGATTATCATTTTATGAACCAGTATTAAAGGTTAAAGTATTATCAGGTAAAGATCTGTCTGTTACTTTCTGTAACAAGCCTGAGAGTAAAGTAGACCATTCAACCTGCCTTTGGTCCCAAGCAAATTGAATATCTGCAAAAGACTTGCCCGTTGCACATTTAGCTGTTGTAAAGTCCGGTTCAGCTCTATATGACTCAATGATACTCTTAAGCACACCAAAGAATACAGAAGCATGTCTATTCTTATCTTCATTATATTGATACATACAAGTATTACCTGCCGCAGTTTCATATAATGCACCATAATTAGGGTGCACAGGAACCAAACCGGCTGACATTGCTTCAATGAGTACCAAACATGATGTCTCTAGCCATGTACTAGGGTAAGCCAAGATATGAGCTTTCTTTAAAGCTTCCCTAATTTCTTCATTAGAAACAGAACTATGATAAGTCATATTCTCGTGATTTCTAATAACATCATACAATGGTTCAAATGGTTTGTCACGTTCAGCCCAACCATACAGTTCAAATGATGAATAAACATCAAGATGAATATTATCCACATGCTTTACCAATTCTTCAAAGACAGTCACCAAAATATCTAGCCCTCTATGAGGTGTTGAGAAATAGATAAGGTTGATTTGTTCTTTTGGATCGGGTTTGGTGTGTGCTTCAATGGGTACAATTGCATTTTCTAATACAGCACATTTACTCCAAGGAAGTCCATAATGATTAATGTATCCTTGCATCTGCCAGTTTGATACAAAGACATACATATGGAAATTGTCATGATTACTTTTATTAGACAAGAAATCTGACTCTGGATCACCCGGTAGATCATGTAACCAACAAATACGAATTTTACTCTCATCAAGTTCATGGTGAGATGGTCTTGATAGAATAATTTGGAAGTCTTTTAAAAGCTCTTGATCCAACCTAGAATGTAGAGCAGTACCAAGTAATTCAGTACCGCCCATAGCATTCTGATTGGTAGCATTTCTAATAAGTTCACCACCTAAAATTTGCATTATACTGGTGCTACCTCTGTAAAGTTTTCAACCCGGAAAGATCGCCAACCTTCTTTATCAAGATCAAACACCCGAATAATATCTGGGTTAAACTTAACCTTACTGTCACTTGATGGTTGCATAGACTCAGGAATGAATTCACTGTACAGAGTACATGTCATTTCCCGAGGTGTACCATCAACTTTATTGAATACCAATTTACATTTACCAGCACTCAATACATTCACAATTTCATCGCGTGTCATAGTTTTTTCCTTTCAACATAATATATAATATCACATCTATCACAAAAGTAAATACATTTATATCGCCTAGTTATCTACTAATAGAACGTCAAAGATTGCACCACAACCACAGTTATTTCCAGTCGTGACATCAATCTTTAAATCTGTTTTTTCTGCAAATGACAGAGGAATTGGATAGTCATATGTTACAACGTTTCCGCCTTGTGTTCCCCATTGACCCTTTAGGTTAAATGCTTCTCCAAATGGCCGAGCAAATAACTTGAACTGAATTGCTGTTGCCTTATCAGAACTTCCTTGAAATTTGATCAAATATCCAGTCTTGCCAGCAGGAATCGTATAGACTGCCATCAAAGTCTGGCCATTTCCTACTCTGATCTGTGCTGCAAGTGATCCACCTTGATTAATAGTAATCAAACCAACATTCGATGCATCTTTCATACGAGCACGAAAAATACGAGAGAAAGTAGTAGCCCCAGTCGAACCAACATTAATGTCTTCGGTTACTTGATTATAATCACCATCAAGACCCTGAACTTCGACTGTTTGTCCTGTATCAGTTCCACTTGAAGATGAGATTGCAACAACACCACTCGATGGATATGGATATTGTGCTGTAGTGCCGTTTCCATCCCATACTGTTGCAGTACCATTGACATCTGTGCCTGTGTATCCAAACTTATTAATATGTTGTTGACCTGCAGGCAAACCCGCAGAAACAAATGGCGCAACGACTACCGCTTCAAATAACGTTTTATTATTTGCTAGATATGATTGCGAGTCTTTGTTCCAAATTGCCATAGTTTTTTCCTTTCAAAATAATATATATAATATCACATCTATCACAAAAGTAAATACATTTATACCTTAAAAAGTTCTCTGAGTTCTTTGTAACCCCCTACAACTTCACCCTCAAGGATGATAAAGGGCACGGTCTTTTGGTTGGGATACCTCTCCAAGAATTCATTTTTAGTAATATCTTTACCAATTCGATATTCTTCATATGTAACATCGTGCTTGTCTAGCAACTTCTTAGCGGCAGTGCAGAAGTTACAATTTCGTTTTGAGTATACTACGTTCATTTTTTTCTCATACTCCTAAATGGTCGATTACATCATATAAATGGTCATCACTTATTACACGCCTAATTTTTGACCAACCTGCATATTCTGGTATAGTCCATATAACACCTCTTAGGCTATTCATCTATTATCACCGATAATATTAAATTGATCATAGTTTTACTGTCACTAATACCAAACGTATTTAAACCAATGGCACAATCAGCCATTACGCCTCTATTCACTAAATTTTTATCGGAAAGATCACACCATAGATTATAATCTAAGTCTTTCCATATGGGGGTTTTAAGTGTCATCATAAGTTTATACTACCATCAATTTGATTATATGTAAATACATTTCTACATTTTATCTAACACATGGATTCGGTTGATCCTGGCTTGTATGATACCATTGTGATATTTATCTGGCTTGAACAAGACTCTCCGATCCATTTGCTCTTGGAGTTCCTTATAAGATAACTCCCCTTTAGACTTACAGAAGTGTAAAATCTCTCGCTTGAAGCCATCGGCATTAGTTTCTTCTACTAATGACTTTACAGTCTCACTGGAGCCATAATATTCTTTCCAATCAGATTCTACAATCTTCCTACGTTTTCTCTTTTTACCTTTCAAAGGCTTTAGAGTACGTTTAGACCATAATTGCTTCTTGCCTATGTACTTCATACCATTTGGGTCGGTGATACAATACACAAAACCAAATAAGTCTTTTAGTTCTTCTTCAGTGGGTTCCCATATTTGATCATGATATAACCAGGGATTCTTATACATTATTCTTCGTATTCAAATTCTTGTTGGATTAACTCATCAATAGTTTCATCCAAAGAACACCCACAGAATGGGCAGAATTCTGGTTCATCCCAGCTTTCATTTTCAAATGCAATAATAGCTTCATTATCACAGCCTATACAGTATATTTTTTCTTTTTGTTTACTCATAGTGAAAATCCTTTAAATGTATCTTCGTTGACATCCTTTTCTACACCCCCTACAATGTAAGAAGTAATTTCTGTTTCTTGTGGTGCGACTTGTACATCCCCACCGCTAATCCATTTAGCAGTCCATGGCAAAGGATTACTACCCCCTTTGGTAAATGGTGTAAGACCAATAGCAGTCATACGCTTATTACAAATCCATTCTATATAACTCACCAATAGTTCTTCGTTTAGCCCAATCATAGAACCACCATTGAATAGGAACTTAGCCCAATCCTTTTCTTGTTCAACAACCGACTTGAAGATATCAATAACTTCTTCCTCACAGTCTTCGGCAATTTTCTTGAATTGCTTATCATCTTGGGGTAGTAGTTTCAATAGATTTTGAGTGGCTGCAAGGTGGATATTTTCATCCCGGGCAATGAATTTGATAATCTTTGCATTACCTTCCATCTTTTTCAATTCAGCAAATGACCAAGAACAAGCAAATGATGTATAGAACCTAATACCTTCTAGAGCATTAACAGCATTCAAGCATAACCAAAGTGCTTTCTTGTGTTCGTATTCATCAGTCTCTAAAGCTGTATTCAATTCCATTAATTGGTCATAGTATTTACTGATATCTTTGGCACAATCTACAATCTCTTTGATATTCATAATTTCATCAAAGACAATAGACGGATCAGAATATACATTTCTAATGAGATGTGTATAAGATCTTGAATGGATTGTTTCAAAGAATGACCAAGTGAGAACCCATGTTTCAAGCTCTGGTAGAGAAGTAATAGGCAAAAATGTCATTGCTGGTGCTCTACCTTGCACAGAGTCCAGTAGAATTTGCCGTTTCAAATTAGAGGTAAAAATGTGTTGTTCACTCGGATTAAGTTCACGGAAATCCTTTGAGTCCCGGGACAAATCTACTTCATCTGGCCTCCAAAAGAACCCCATCTGTTTATCAGTTAATTTTTCAAAGATCGGATACTTTAGAACATCATATCTGGCTATTGTCACTTCACCATCAAAGAACATAGTCTTAGCTGGATTTTTCTTTTTAATATTAAATACTGTCATTTATTTCCTATATGGTACAAGAATCGCAGGATTCTTCATCTTCAACCTCGGACAATGGTACTTCTAACATATCAATGTTATCATCTGTAGCACCGTCATATGTATTATTATAATACAGTGTTTTACCGCCATATTTATAGTGCATTAGAATATCCTTAAGTAGATCAGATAATGGTATTTTTTCATCTTCAAAGTGTAATGGGTTATACGATGTATTAACTGAGATACATTGATCAACATACTTTTGTAAGATAGCCATAATCTTAAGGTATCCCTCTGGTGACTTTTGGTCCCACAACAAATCATACTTATTCTTAAGCCTACGGTATTCTGGTACAACCTGCTTAAGAGCACCGTCTTTGGATTGTTTAACAGACACATAAGACCGAGGTGGTTCAACACCGTTTGTAGCATTTGAAATCTGTGAACTGGTTTCAGACGGCATAAGAGCCATTAACGTACTATTCCGAATACCATATTCCTTAAGATCAGCTCTAAGTGTAGCCCAATCCATACGTTCTTTATGAGGCACAAGTTCATCTACCGCTGGCTTATACAATAGATTAGGTGTAGCACCATTGCTGTATTTTGTTTCATTATTCTTAGGGCAAGCACCAAACTCTTTGGCTAACTCAACCGATTCCTTAATAATGTAATAGGACCAAGCCTCTGCATATTCATCAATCAATTCTAGGTTGGGTTCTTGATAATTACTTTCATTCTTGGCTAACCAATATGCAAAGTTAATGATACCAATACCCAATGGGCGCCTTGACTTTGTGGCATTTTTAGCAGCAGGGACCGGATAATTTTGGTAATCCAGCATTGCATCTAAAGCTCTAACAGCAATACGACAAGGTTTTTCAAAGTCTTCTGGCTTCTTAATGTTACCCCAATTGATAGCAGAAAGTGTACATAGGGCAATCTCACCTTCTGGGTCATTAACATTAGTCAATGGCTTGGTGGGTAGGCCGATTTCTGCACATAAGTTACTCATCCTCACTGGTGCAAACTCAGGATCAAATGATCCTTGTGTATTTACATTATCAACATTCATAAGATAGATACGACCAGTTTCCTTGCGTTCTTCTACAAATGATGTGAATAGATCAATAGCCTTAACAGTCTTTTTACGAATATGTGTATTCCGTTCGGCTGTTTCATATAACCGTTGGAATAATTCTTGGTCTTGGTAGAATGCATCATAAAGACCAGGTACATCACTCGGTGAAAACAAAGTTATATTATCACCTGAAATAAGGCGTTCGTAGAACAATTTGTTAAACTGAACCCCATAATCCAAGCGACGAATACGGTTATCTTCTGTACCCTTGTTATTCTTGAGTACTAATAGATCTTCTACTTCGTAATGCCAAATAGGGTAATACAGAGTTGCCGCACCTCCCCGTAAGCCCCCTTGGCTACAACTTTTGACAGCGGTCTGAAAATGCTTATAAAAAGGTATGACCCCAGTATGAACAGCATCACCATTACGTATAGAACTACCAATGGCACGTATACGACCAGCCCCAATGCCAATACCAGCCTTTTGAGATACATATTTAATGATTGAAGAAGACGTTGCATTAATTGAGTCTAATGAATCGTCTGTTTCAATAAGTACGCACGAAGAGAATTGTCGCTGAGGTGTGCGTAAGCCGCCCATAATTGGAGTAGGCAAGCTAATGTCAAAAGTGCTAATTGCATCGTAAAATTCCTTTATCCATTTAATTCGATCCGAATAGTTTTGGAACAGGAACATAGCAATAAGCATATATGCCATTTGAGGTGTTTCAAAAATCTGACCTGTTACTCTATTCTTTATTAGATATTTACCCCTCCACTGTTCCATGGCTGCATAAGTAAATAAATCATCCCGTGCATGTTTAACATAACTACCTAAGTCATCCCATTCTTCTAACTCATATAGGGTATCAAATGAAGTATAATAGCCCAGACTATGTAAACGGCTATAATGACTCAATAACCCATCTGGTTCATATTCACCATAGACTTCTTTACGAAGATTATAGTTAATAAGTCTACCAGCAACAAATTGATAATTGGGAGTTTCTTCACTAATAAGATCGGCCGCAGCTTTAATCAAAGTTTCCTGGATTTCAGACGTGGGTATGTTATTATAGAATGAAACATGAGACTTCAATTCAATTTCAGAAGGTGAAACCCCAGTGATACCTTCACATGCATCTGCTACTACACGATGGAATTTATTTAAGTTTAGTTCTTCTTTTTTACCAGATCGCTTGGTAACATATGTGATCATGAAAGTCCTCTTTCTAGTTGCTTGAGTTGTTCTGCTTCGTCGTATGCGGCACCGTTGGTAGGAAATTCATGGCATATAATGTCCCAACATGCTTGGGCAATTTCCATGTGTTCTTTTTGAGTCCCATTACCGATTCGAAGCCAGCAATAATGCATCCAAGAGCGTAGTGTGCCTGACATATATATACGAGATATAGTATTACCTTCTGGTAGTACTGATCGGGCTACTTCTTTGGCGATACCCTTATCAATAGCCCAATCATAAACATGCTTAGATCTTTCATTCAAATCTTTTTGGTATGTTTCCCATTGTTCAGCAATAATAAGATCTTCAGAACTGTCATCTATTTCTACACTATTTTGCCTATTTTTAGTATCTTGCCACCGGGCTTCTCTTGTTTCAAATCCAAGTGACTCAGTGGGATCA